CTTGATCTTTTTTCTGGCATAGGGGGTTTCTCCCTCGGACTGGAAAGAACGGGGGGATTTGAAACATCCGCCTTTTGCGAAATAGATCCGTACTGCCAGAAGGTGCTGAAGAAGCATTGGCCAGATGTACCCATATATGGGGATATAAAAAAATTGAAGGGAACGGACATTGGAACAGTTGACATTATCACGGGTGGCTATCCCTGCCAGCCTTTCTCGGTTGCGGGAAAGCAAAAGGGTGTTGAAGATCCAAGACACCTCTGGCCAGAAATGTTTAGAATTATCAAGGAATCAAGGCCCACTTGGGTCATTGGAGAGAATGTTGCTGGACACATTAAACTCGGTCTGGACTCCGTTATCGAGGACCTGGAAGGTGAAGGTTACGCCACAAGGACATTTAGTATTTCAGCTTCGAGCATCGGTGCCAACCACCAAAGGGAAAGAATCTGGATTATTGCCCACTCCGACAAACATGGATCACATAGTGAGAAAACACATGAGGCCAAGCAGGGCGGCAACGGGAAGGAAAACGGGCTATCTTTCAGAAATGATAACGATGTGGCCAACACCGAGAGCGACACCAAGGATGGCGTATTACGAACAGCCAGCTCCGAGCATGGTAAAGGGAACGCACGGATGGAGTTTGACGGCAGCCGTAACGGACAGCCGAAGCGAGAAGCCCCACAGGACATGGCCGACACCCACAGCGAGGGACTGGAAGGACAGTGGAAAAGCCGTGGTCAATTCGGATCGGAATTTACTGCCACAGAAAGTGGCGAGGAGCGACAAGGATCAATGGATCAAGGGTGGTGGAGCGTTGAACCCGATGTGGGTCGAGTGGCTCATGGGATACCCCACAGGGTGGACAGACTTAAAGCACTCGGAAACAGCCTCGTCCCTCAAATCCCGTTCTACATCGGGCAATCAATTATCCAAACCCTCAATGTGGAGAACGCCGACACAGCAGGACAGCAGGATAGGTCCGAATAACAAGGGTGGCTATCAGCACAGGAAAAAAAGGGGTTCAACGGCTTTAGCGGACCAAGTTCTGTTCGAGCATAAAAGTAATGAAGATAACGATACCGTATAAGCCGAGGGAACATCAAAAGATCATACATGACAACCTGAAAAGGTGGAATGTTCTGGTGGCACACAGGAGGTTTGGAAAAACCTGCCTTGTTCTCAACGAACTGATCCGAAAATGTATGACCAACACCCTCTCTAGCCCCAAGTATGGGTATATAGCCCCTACCTACAGGATGGCGAAACAGACCGCCTGGAGCTATTTGATGGAATATACAGGAACCATCCCCAATGTTCATTATCATGAAACAGAATTAAGGGTGGATCTTCCTGGCAAGAGAAGAATCCAATGCTTTGGAGCGGATGCCTACCAGAATCTACGAGGAATGAGATTTGATGGCATCGTTGTTGATGAAATTGCGATGATGCCCCCTGCGATATGGGAGGTCTTGCGACCTGCCTTGTCCGACAGGAAAGGTTGGCTGATAGCGATTGGCACTCCAGCAGGGCATAACGCTTTTTTTGACCTTTTTGAGAACGCAAGAAACTCAAAGGACTGGTATTCCTCTGTATTCAAGGCGAGTGATACAAAAATTATAGACGCAGAGGAACTCGAAGCCTCAAAAGCCCTCATGTCCCCAGAGCAATACGAACAGGAATTTGAATGTTCCTTCGATGCAGGGGTATTAGGGGGAATATATACCCGAGCGATCTCCGAGATTACGGAGAAGGGACAGATAACGAAAATAGAATACGATCCCCAGTACCAAGTGAACACGCATTGGGACCTTGGCATAGGAGATGCAACCGCCATCTGGTTTTCCCAGAATGTCGGCAACCGTATTCATTTGATTGAATATTATGAAAATTCAGGTCGAAGTTTAGAACATTATGTTAAGTACCTGGCAAGCAAGGATTTTAAATATGAGAATCATTTTGGCCCCCATGACCTCAAAGTAAGGGAATTAGGATCAGGACAAAGCAGAGTGGAAATAGCCAATAATTTAGGATTATATTTCACCATTGTTCCCAAGCTCTTGATTGAGGACGGGATTAATGCAGCACGCATGATTCTGCCTCGTTGCTGGTTTGACAAAGAAAAATGCAAACTGGGCTTGGAAGCCCTGCGACAATATTCATGGGAACGAAACGACAGAACAGGACACATACAAAATAAACCCAAACACACCTGGGCCTCGCATGGCTCGGATGCGTTTCGGTATCTAGCCGTTGGATTGAATCAATCAACCAACTTTGCTAGCAACATAAAATATCCAAAGATGGGAATAGTTTAATGACAGCAGGACGACCAGAAATACATACAAAGGAACTAGAGGAACATATATGCGACAGGCTCGCTTCAGGTGAAGCTATTCGCACCATTACTTCCGAGAAAGGTATGCCTTGTTGGAAAACAGTCAGGGACTGGTTCAAGACAAAGGAAGGCTTTCAGGCACGCTACAGCCAAGCGAAGATGGAAGGCATAGAATATATTTTATCCGATAACAGGAAAAAAGCCCTTGATACCTATGAACGGTCAAAAGAGGGAAAAGGAAAAGTAGGGTTGGAAGAAACCCATGCTTTAAAATTACTGATGCACGATGCACATTGGTCGGCTAGTAAATTAGTGCCAAAAGTGTATGGTGATAAAAACCAACAGGAAATTGTGGGAGCTGATGGTCAGCCCCTTATAATTAGATGGGAGAAATAATGGGAACTTCAAACGGAAAAAAATACCATGGCAAATTGAGTTTTGGAAAAGGCTCTGTACGAAGCGAATACAGGGTTGCTGGGTATGATGCCGAAATCAACAGGCTCGATGCAGCAGCACAGCCGAATGACAAAGGCAAATCTACAGCCGTTCCAAGCGAACCAAAGGTTTGGGCGACAACAAAAAATCTTACCCGTGGAAAACTATTTGATCCAGATAGGATACACCCTAAAAACTGGGGAAAAGCTTAATAAATCATGGCAAAAATGCGAGATTCAGAGATACTCGCTTTGCTCGGTCAACAGCTTGAACAATCTCTAGGGTATTTATCAGGAAAGATTCCGCAGGAACGCAGAGCTGCCTTTAAATATTACCTGGGAGAACCTTATGGTAATGAAGTTGAAGGCCGATCACAGGTAGTATCACAAGATGTATTGGAGGTAATTGAGAGCATATTGCCGTCACTCCTACGCATTTTTACCGCAGGAGAACAGATCGTAAGATTTGAACCCAAGGGACCAGAGGATCAGCAGGTTGCAGACCAATGCACCGATTATGTAAACTATGTCTTTATGAAAGACAATCCAGGTTTTCTCATTCTCTACAATTTATTCAAGGATGCCCTCTTGCAGAAAAATGGTTTCGTCAAACATTTCTGGCTGGAGGAAGAAAAAAAGGTTGAAGAAGAATACAAGGAACTCACGGAAGTAGAATACCAAACTTTATTAATTGATGATGAAGTGAGTATAGACGAACATGACGAGCAGGAAGTAGAAACAGACATAGGCGTGGAATATATTCACGATGTTAAGATTACACGAACAAAGAAGATTGGTCGAGTAAAAGTTGACAGCGTTGCACCAGAGGATGTTTATGTTGCCCGTAATGCGATCAACATTCAGGATGCCCAGTTCTTTGCCCACCGACTGTTCAGAACAAGAACACAACTGCTAAACATGGGCTATTCCAAAAAAGTAGTCAGTAAACTTCCAACTTATACAAACAGTTTTTACAATCAGGAACACACAACAAGGGAGCTGTACGAAACAGCCGATCCCGCAATAGAATTTCAATCCATTGACAAGTCAACGGATTACATCGAACTAATGGAATGTTACGCTCGGTTAGATTACAACGGAAACGGAAAAGCACAGCTTCGTAAAATTACGATGGCTGGCAATAGAAATCACATACTGGATAACGAACCCATAGATGACATTCCATTTTCCATGGTAACACCAATTCCTATGCCCCACCTATTCTTTGGAATGAGTGTGGCGGATTTGGTCATGGATTTACAACTTATCAAATCAACTGTCCTGCGACAAACAATGGACAACATGTACTTGCAGAACAATGCAAGGAATGTCGTTATTGATGGACAAGTGAATTTAGATGACTTAATCACATCACGGCCTGGCGGAATTATCCGAGTGAAAGGACCTGGAGCGGTAACACCTTTGGCAACTCCTAGTTTCTTGAATGAAGGTCTTGCCATGTTGGAAAAAATTGACCAACTGAAAGAGGCACGAACAGGAATCTCCCGATCCCAAATGGGAGCCGATCCAAATGTGATACAAAAATCACACACTACTGCCACAGGCGTAAATGCTTTAGTCAACGCAGCGACACAACGAATTGAATTGATAGCTCGTATCTTTGCTGAAACGGGCGTGAAGGATATGTTCCGCAGCATCATGCACTTGGTAACAAAATACCAGGATGAGGAAAGAACAATCAGGCTTCGCAACCAGTTCTACAAAATGAATCCAAAAGACTGGCAAAACTATGACATGGATGTATCCATTCAAGTTGGTCTAGGAACGGGAAATACCGATCAGCGTGTTGCATTACTTTCACAAATTTTAAACATACAGAAAACATTAATTCAACAAGGCGGATATGGTCGCTTGGTGGATGACCAAAAAATCTACAACACTTTAGAGAAGTTGGTTATTAACGCTGGTTTCAAATCAGCCGAACCATTCTTTGTCGATCCCGAAACAGCACCACCTCCACCTCCTCCACAACCTGATCCGTTAATCCAAACAGCGATGGCGGAGATACAGGCAGAGAAGGAAAAAACAATCGCTACTCTCCAACAGAAGCGAGAGGAAATGATGGTGGACATGCAAGTGAAGATTTTAGAACTACAGGCAAAACTGAAAATAGAGGCGGAGAAAATAGATTCAACCGAATTGCGTAAAGCTGCTGAAATTGAAACAGCCTTGATTAAAACCAATGGTGGACGATAATGGCACAGAATCCTTATTTACAAAATTTATTAGGCATTAACCAAGGAGGAATGGGTTTATATAATTACAATTATTCCCTGCCAAACTATAATACTTTATTATCCCAAGGTTTAACCGAAGATCAAATTAAGGGATATGATACTGGTTTTAATACCTTTAATCAATTTCCTTATAAGGTTCAACCCAATCCGAATTTGAATTATCCCCAATACGGAGTAGTACCACAAGCTCCTGGTGTTGACCCTATTACAACTGAACCACCACCAAACGGAGGCGGTGGCGGAGGCGGAGGAGAAATTGATTATAGCTCCGATGTTCGAGATACCGTATCCACACCTTATGGTGATTTCACCAGCGATGACTTTACCCAGGATATTTACACCTATCCAAGCAACAAGCCAATGAACCAAATGACGGAACAGGAGTTGATGGCATTTGGACAATCAAAAGGTTATATTGATGAAGATGGAAGATTAATGGGTTCTATGCAAGTTGATGCAGGTAAGTTAGGAATATATGGAAATATGATTTCTGGTCCAGCCCAAATAATGAATGACAAGAAATATGATTGGTTCCTCGATTCACTCAATCAAAAGGGAATGTTACAGGGAAGCGGAACTGCTGACAGTTTATCCTTTGCGATGCACTCCCCACAGTTTAGAGTGTTGGATCAAAAAGCCCAATTTTATAATGATATATTAAAACAAGGATTAACGGAAACTGAAATTAGTGAAAGATTTACTTCAAAACCAATTAAAATACCTGGCACTTTCAAATCTGTTCAGAAAACTATCAATCAATATGCCCCAACTATGACGGGTACAGGAGAACAGGAAGTTGTGTATTACACAAGCAAAGGAGGATACTACGATCCTACTGATAATAAGTTTGTAACGGCAAGCGGACAAAAGGCAGCCTTTGGTTCAATGGATGATGCGATTGAAACCATCAAGGCGGCAGCAAAAGCCAACAAGTCCATTCCATCTAAATTCGACCAGGAATGGTATGATAAAGTAAAAGATAGTGTGAACCTTACATCAACACAAAAAAATGATTTAAAGGAGGCTTGGAAAGACATCAAGGCTTCTGATAAGAAAGTTGAAGAAGGTCTTAAAAAAATTAGAAGCACAACAGAATCAACTAGGGATATGACAACAGATCAACATGTTCGAGTTAAATCTCAACCAAAACAAAAAGATACTAAAAAAACTAAAACTATGAGTGATAAAGAATTGAATAAACAACAAGAAAGAATAGTAAAAAATATCTCTCGATTTAAAGAGAGTTATGATCCAAAAAAAGGTCAATTTACTAAAGGGCGTTAATGGGTTTAGATAAAGAAAAGTCAAAAGGAATACAAGCTAAAAGATTTTTAGAGGATGAGATTTTCACCAATGCGGTGAAAAGAATCCGTCAGGCGATTGACCTTGAATGGAAAAATTCGCCTATGCGTGATTCGGAAGCACGAGAGTGGCTTTATACACTCTCAAAGGCTTTAGATATGATTGTCAACGAAATTACTTCTGTTGCAGAAACAGGAAAATTGGCGAACAAGCAATTATCTAAAGAGCACAAAGATACTTTGTATCATTAATTTTAATTAAAATTAAAGGAGAGAACAATGGCAGACACGCCTGCAAAGGAATCTGCATTGAATCAATTTCAAGCAGAAGAAGCTCTCGTCAACCTTTTGGATAATTCCAAGGCCACAGGGAACGAGGAGCAGGGATCACCACCCAAAGAAGAAACGAAAAGTGTTGACCCACAGGAATTAAAACCTGACGATTTGGATTTAGTATCAGAGGACACCGATACTCACCAGGACGAGGAACTTTATAATGTCAAAGTCAATGGCAAGAACCATAAAGTTACCCTCGATGAACTGATGAAAGGTTACTCCAAAGATTCTGATTACCGACAAAAATCTGCAAGATTATCCGAAGATCGTAAATCCGTTGAGGATGAACGATTGAAGATAATGGATCAGATGAATGTGGCAAATCAAGAGAGAGAAAAATATGTTCAACGGTTAAATGAACTTTCATCTCAAATGGTAGAGCCGAAAGTGGACGAGGCGGAATTGGATCGCATTTACAATGAGGACCCAGCCGAGTATGTTCGCAGGCAAGCTCAAATATCAAAACAGAGGGACGCTCAATCAAAAATTAAAACCGAGTTAGAATCAGAAAAGCGTAAGAACGAAGAAGTCTATCAGCAAAAACTTCAGAATGTTCTTGTAAAGGAACAAGAATTATTAGCAGAGAAGGCACCCATTTTTGGTGATCCCGTTAAAGGGGAAAAAACCAGAAGGGACTTAACGAATTTCTTGAAAAACAAAGGTTTTGGCGACCAAGAACTGAACGCACTTACCGACCACCGAACTGTACTGATGGCGTATGATGCCATGCGAATGGACCAATTACGCACAGCAAAGTTAGAGGGAAAGAAAGTGAGGAAGGTTCCCAAGGTTGCAAGTACGAGCCGATCTCAAAATGTAGATGAAAGTGAAATGAGACCTATGGACAAGGCCTTACACCAACAACGCAAATTTAGTAACAGGGGTAATAACCAGGCGACTAAAGATGCGATGAAAGCATGGTTGGAGGCTTCACAAAAATAAACACATAGGAGGAAAATCAAATGTCACAACCAGGTGGAACTTTTGATACTTACGATATGTCGGGAATCCGTGAGGATTTAGCGAATATCATTTACAACATCTCTCCTACGGAAACTCCATTTTTCTCGATGTGCGGTAAAGGCAAAGCCCATAATACTCAATTCAAATGGTTAACTGATTCACTTGCTGCGGCAGCAGATAACCTTAAAATTGAAGGTGATGATTATACGGGTGCGGCTAGCACTGCTACAACCGAGTTAAATAACTACACGCAAATCTCTGCAAAAAACTTTATCGTAACAGGTACGGATGATGCAGTAGACGCAGCAGGAAGAACTACGGAATTAGCGTATCTTCTTGCGAAAAATGCGAAGGAGTTAAAGAGAGATGTAGAATTTGCACTAACATCAACTAACACAGCTAAAGCGGTAGGTTCATCTTCCGTAGCCAGAAGAACTGGCGGAGTGATGACTTGGATCGCAACTAACCAAAGTGTAGGTACGGGCGGAGCAGCTCCAACAGGAGATGGTTCCGATTCCAGAACTAATGGTACACAAAGAGCTTTCGCTGAATCACAATTAAAAGCAGTTATTAAAGCGGCTTATGATTCTGGCGGAAACCCTGATGTTATCATGGTTGGTGCATTCAACAAGCAACAACTTTCTACTTTCACAGGCAACAGCACGGCAATTCGTGATGTTCCTGCTAAAACAGTAATAGCGGCAGTTGATGTCTATGTTTCAGATTTTGGAGAAATGTCAGTTGTTCCTAACAGGTTCATGTCGAATAGATCGGCATTTGTTCTTGATAGTGAATACTGGGGTTACAATTTCTTGAGAAATTTCCAAACTCACGAACTAGCAAAAACTGGCGATAATACTCACATGCTCTTATTAGTTGAAGGTGGTCTTGTATCACGCAACGAAGCAGCATCAGGTATTGTTGCAGATTTAACATCTTCTTAATTTTAATAAGAATTAAGATTACTGAAGGGGGGATAACCTTGATTATTATTCCCCCTTTATTTCTAACAATGAAGCTCAAAGCAAGGAATAGAGCGGAACATTTAAAGGATATATTATGAGAACATTAAACGATTATTTTTTACCAGGTGGTATTATCGCTACAATTCACACAGTTGATACTGAAAATACTGATACAGTAATTCCTGACGGAGGAACTTTACAAGCTATTTATATGCATGTTCACACTCTGATTGATGCAACTACAACATTTGATATTTACAAAAATGGATCAGATTCAGGAGTGGATGCAACTTTAGCTGATGCTACACCCGATGAATCTGGCGTAGCTTTATCATTAGGTGGTTCAGTAGAATATGCAGCAGGTGATGCAATTAAATTAAGAAGTAACGGTGAACAAAGTGGAGCAACCACAGTTGATGTTACTTATGTAATTAGAAGATAGGTTTACTATGGCAAGAGTATATTATTATAGACCAATTAAATATACTGTTCAGGACCATTCTGGTGCGGGTGTTTTAACGACTGCAATTAGTGCGGAAATCAATGTTGTGAATATTTCAACAACTGTTGATTGTTACTTCAAAGTAGAGGGAACCGCAGCAAGCAAAGATGGCATGTTAGTAAGTGCTGATGGAGATATAACAATCAAAGTCAGTCCTTCTGATACCATTTCAGCGTATGCAACAGGAGCAGGACAAATATCAGTAACGGAGATGTCTGAATAGTGAGTAAAAAATTACCTATTGAGAATACAGGGGTTACTCAAACTACTGTTCATAGTGATGAAGGTGAGGGTAAGATACACATAGAAACCACGCAAGATGTTCAACCTGTTTTAGAAGAAAACAAGATTAAGCATAACTTGGGAGAGTTTCACAACAAGAAAAAGGATTGGTATCACGCAGCAAGTATTCCATTGGTGGTTGTTCAGCAACTGTCCAAGAAAGGAATCATGCACCCTCACGGAGCTATCAAGGACAAGAAACGATTTAAGAAATGGATGAATGATCCTGACAACAGGGCGTTTCGTATTTGGCAAGGAAATGTATAATGGCACTAGATTCGTATTCAAACTTAAAAACAGCAGTAGCCAACTATCTGAACAGAACAGATTTAACGAGCTATCTCGATGATTTTATTGATTTAACAGAGGCAAGACACGCAAGAGAACTGCGTTTAAGACCAACCATTATTATTACCACAACCAATGCAACAGGGGGAAACAATAAGATTCCTCTGCCCAGCGATTATCTGCAATTTGTCTATATTCAACTCAATTCAGGAAATAAAAATTTTATTCAATATATGTCCCCTAATGAAATTAGCAGGATTTATAACAGCCAGGGAAATGCAGGTCCCATTTACTACACCATTCTTGGTGATAATATTATGTTGGGACCAACACCATCGGATAGCAGCGAAATAGAAATGTGCTACTACAAGAAAGTGCAAGGGTTAAGTTCAACCAATGCTACCAATGAAATTCTAAAAGATTATCCTGATTTATATTTATATGGTTGCCTATTAGAGGCACAACCTTTCATCATGGCCGATGAACGATTACCCGTATGGGCAGAAATGTATCAGACGGCTGTTCGTAATGCGGAAGATGGCGATGCAAAAGAAAAACATTCTGGTTCCCCGTTACAAATGACACCATCGGGAGCATTTGCCAAAGCAAGAAGTTGGCCGCAAACTAATGTAACTGCGTAATGATTCCTTTTGGCGATTATATTCCAGATGCCAACCCGTTCATGAGTGGAGGGGCAACCAAGGCGAATAATGTCATACCGAACTCTGATGGCTACAGGGCGTTACCGAACTTTGCGTCAAGAAGCGATGCTCTTACAAATGAGGCAAGAGGACTATTCACTTCCTTTGCCATTGATGAAAATGGTAAAACAGATACAACATTATTTTCTGGGGATAAGGCAAAACTATATAAATATGCGTCAGATCAAACCTGGTCGAATGTTTCCATAGCGGCAGGCTATAACGGGCTTGATACAGAAAACGACAGAACTTATTGGAGCTTTACACAATTTGGCTCTAATGTTTTTGCAACAAATTATGTAAATCCCATTCAGCAGTTTGACTTGGATAATTCTTCCTTGTTTGCCAATATTACAACAACAACAGGAACAGCACCACAAGCCAAATACATGGCTACGGTTAAAGACTTTATCATGACAGGCTTTACGAAGGAGTTTCAAACAGCAAAGAATTTTGATTCAAGTGCTATTTCAAGTAATGAAATAACCATTACCGCACATGGATGGCTCACAGGCTATACAGTTGTCTATGACAATAATGGTAATACAAGTTTAACGAATTTGACTGACGGCTCTGTCTACTATGTTATTAAGATAGATGCCGATACAATAAAATTAGCAACCTCCCGAGCTAACGCTATTGCAGGAACAGTAATCACTTTATCGGCAACAGGCGGATCAGAAACCCATAAGCTACAGCAATATACTGTTAACAAACAGCGTGTTCGTTGGAGTGGGTTGAATGATACGGCTACATGGGAAGATGGAGGACAATCATCCCAATCCGATTTTCAAGATTTAGTTTCAGCAGTAGGTCCGATTACAGGATTGATCGGAGGAGAATACCTCACCATCATCACAGAACGAAGTATCATTCGTGGTACTTATGTGGGTACTCCTCTGGTCTTTCAGTTTGACAAGGCGGCTGATAATCTGGGAAGTTTCGCACCTCGAAGCATAACAGCTTGGGGACGATTGGTTTTCTTTTTATCTGATGACGGTTTCTATATGTTTGATGGTATCAATGTGAAGCCTATCGGAGCGAACAAGGTTAACAAGTATTTCTTCAATGATTTGATTGGAGCAAAACTAGACGGAATTTGTGCAGCGATTGATCCGAAGAACACCACAGTTATGTGGAGTTATGCAGGAGAAGGGTTTGACGGTTCCACCAATAACAAACTAATGATTTACAATTACAGTTTGGATCGTTGGTCCACAGGGGAAATTGACTTTGAGTTTATGAATACATCAGCTCAAGAAGCCTTTTCCTTGGATGCCCTCGATGAAATTTCAACGGATTTGGATTCACTTCCTTATTCCCTGGATTCATGGGCTTGGTTGGATGGCGATATTGGCATAGGTGGTTTCAATGGTTCTCATAAGTTTGGAAAACTGGCTGGAACTAATGCCACGGCAACCATAGACACAACAGAATTTGAAGGAGCAAAAGGAAGGCGTTCCACACTTACATCGGCAACACCGATTATTGACGGAGGAACAACAACCGTAACACCAATTACAAGATCAAGTCAGGCAGATGGCCAAACAGTAGGAACAGCAGTCAGCATGACAGATACAGGAACAACACCGATACGGTCAACAAGCCGTTTTCATCGTTTGCGATGCACATCAACAGGATCATTCACCACCCTCAAGGGCGTGGATGTATCCGCTAGACCAGAAGGATTACGATAATGGCAACAACAATTACAGCAGCAACCTTAAAGGTTACAATCAAGGAAGAAATTTTATTAAATAACATAGACCAGGGAAATGAAAACATTATTTCCATCTCTAGCATTAACGAGATTTCTCACCGCATTGTTACGCTGCCAAGCGACAACTCAACAATAGCATTAATGGATTTCAGTACCGTGGCAGGTGCAGGACAATTCATTACAGGCGATGTTAAATATATTCGTATCACCAACAAGGATGATACTTACGGAGCATATATCAATCTTACAGGAGCTGCGGAGAACGCTTGGATAGTAGTGGATGCAGGAAAATCCCTTATTGTAAGCGGAGCTTCCTCGATGTTGGATGCAGTAGCAAGTGGAACGGTATCCGCTCCAAGTGTGGCTGATTTAACTTCGGTTAAAGGACAATCCATTACTTCGGCTCAAACAGTAGATTTGGATATTTATGTAGCGTCTGTGTAATGGCTGTTAATCAATATCCATTAGCACCCTTATACTTACCAGACAATGACGAGCATTTGCGTATCGTAAGTGTTTATCTGAACAACACCATTTCTGGGAAACTGAACTCCACAGGAACGGTAACTTTAACAGCGAGTTCAACGACAACTACTTTAACCGATGCAAGAATAGGTGGCAATAGTGTTATTTTGTTCATGCCGATTACGGCAAACGGAGCAACAGCCAGAGCTAACTTGTATGTATCGGCTAGAGCGAATGGGAGTGCTACTTTAACACATGCCTCAAGTGCAAACACAGACCAAAACTTCGCCTACATCATCATCGGATAGTGAAATATCCTTTGTTCCCATAGACCATATTGGACCCTTATGGAAGCAGGTTGAAAAACATTTGGAAAAACCATTGGAGATGGACGGCTATGCCTACACCTCCCAGGATGTTCTCAACAGTCTGATTAACGGCAAGATGCAACTATGGATTAGTTGGAGCAAGAAAAAAGAAAAAGTGGAAGCAGCCATTGTTACAGAAATAGTGGACTATCCGCAGAAACGGGCTTGTCGGTATTTTCTCGCAGGAGGAAGTAACATGAAAAGCTGGTTTAAAAAAATTACAAAAGAAGTTGAACAATGGGCAAAACTTAATAAATGCCATCGCATAGAATTAGTCGGCCGCAAGGGGTGGTCAAGATGGCTCAAGGATTACACGCCCAAACACATAGTATTAGTTAAGGAAAATTTATGAGTAAAGGAGCAGGAGAAGCAAGATCAGTTCAGAACATTGAACCGTGGGCAACGCAACAGCCCTATCTGACAAAAGGATTTGAGAGAGCAGAATCATTATACGGGCAACCAGGACCAAGTTATTTTCCAGGTCAGACCTATGTAGGATTCTCTCCACAGACACAAACCGCCCTAACTGCGGCAGAACAACGAGCAACGGCAGGTTCCCCTTTACTGCAACAATCCCAAGCCGAATTACTCAAACAAGCACAAGGACAATATCTATCGCCCAATACCAATCCTTATTTACAGGGACTATACAACCAAATGGCAGGTGATGTAACCGCAGGCGTACAGTCTGAATTTTCTAAAGCAGGACGATACGGGAGCGGTGCGAACCAAGCCGTGCTCGCAAGAGAGTTAGGAAATTTAGCCAACCAAGTCTATGCCCCTCAATATGCGGCAGAGCGACAGAACATGCAGAATGTCCTATTCCAAGCACCACAACTCGCACAAGCAGATTATCAAGACATCGGTATGTTGCAACAAGTGGGACAACAAAGAGAAGGACTGCAGCAAGCGGCATTAGCCGATGCGATGAACAGATACCAATATCAACAACAACTGCCTTATGAAAAGTTAAGAGCCTTTCAGGGATCAACTGGTGGTTCGTATGGACAAACAGGTGAGAAAATCATGCCTCTTGAAAGAAATGTAGGAGCAGGATTGCTTCAAGGTGGATTGATGGGAGCACAAATGGGAAGTATGATGGCTGGAGCTGGACAAGCAGCTAATCCTTACTGGGCATTAGGTGGTGCGTTACTAGGAGCGGTTGCGTAATGGGATTAATAACAGAATCTTTTAAGGATAAATTACAGAGTTCGCTTTTAAGTTCCGATCCCCGCATGAGTAATATTCGTTTAGGTATGATAGAGCAGTTAGGACCGCTCACAGGTAAAAGACAAGTAGCACCCACAATGGGTGAAGTGATGGGAGCTGGTGCAGCAGGTATAAGACAAGGGGAAAAAGATTTTTTACAAGCAGAATTAGCAACAACTGATTATATGACAAACGACATGGGAGATATAATTAAACTTGACAAGATTAAAGGAACAACAGAAATAATTCACGAAGGAAATAAAATTAAATACAAAGAAAGAAAAGTTCCATTTAGAAAAGATGGGGAACAATGGGAACGATATGAAATAAGTGAAGATGGTGGAGATACATGGACAGTAGAATCAGAGTATAAAAGATTTACTGATAAAGGACCGTTATCTCAAACAGGTAGAGTTGTTCATGATTATAAAGAGGGTAATATAAATAAACAACAAATGGAATCTGAATTATTAAATATTTCAGGAATAAAAGACCCAGCATTGGTTTCAACACTTAAATGGATAGCAAAAGAAAAATTTGAAGATTCAGAAACATCCTTTTCCGATGCAATAGATTTATACTTCTCATCAAAAGACAAATCATTCAAAGAGTTTAAATCCGATATGATTTCGGATGCGATGAAATCAACCGTAGGAATAGATTGGAGTGGTGAGGAAGGTACACAAGCATTTAAAGATTTGGAAGAAAATATAGATTACATGTCTAAAAAAATCTATTTCAATCCAAAGCCAGTACCAACTAATCCAACACCAGAAATTATGGTTGATAAAGAATATTACGAAACAATAATAGACGGCAAAAACAAAATATTACAATGGAATAAGGAAACAAAAAAACTTGAAGAAATAAATGTCAGGAAATAAAAATGGCAGAAGGTTTTACACTTAATCAAATATCTGGTTCTTCAAACAACATAAAGTCTTATTCTATTGAAGATATAGTTTCTGCTAATCAAGGTGTATCATTAGAAGATGTGCAAGAACCTATTATTTCTCAAAGTTCTTTTTCATTAGAAGATGTTGCAACACAGCAAGAAAAACAATACGATTGGGACCCACCATCCGAACAATTAAATATAGATTTTGTTAATGAACATCCTTTATTTGAAAAGACGGGTGGATTTGATGTTAGGTACATACCTGACTTTGAAACAGTAGAAGATGCTTCTGCATGGTATGGATTGCCTGTTGAAAAATTAAAATCTGTTGTTCAGGAACCGTCTATTGATGCAGAACTTTACCAAGAAGTAGATTTTTCTAAAAAGTTTATTCCTAATTTAGAGCGTGATCCCAAATATGAGAGAGATGGCAGCATTATCCCGTGGGACGAATATAAGTCCGATTGGTCATTGGTAAGTGAGGCCACCGATTTAATTTGGTCAGATGAACTCGGCATAGACAAAAAAAGCGTTGAAGAAATTGAAAGTCCTTTTTGGAAAGGATTTGTTGGCAGTCCTCTAGTAATGGGCACTACCGATGTAGCCGATGCTGCGTTGAGAACTATTGCCACAGCAATCTATGGAGGAGCTGCTGCTATAGGAGATGCAGTAACGAATATCACAGGGAAAGAGCAGGAAGGGGCAAACGCCATGCGAGCATTGGTGGCGTTGTTTGAAAGTTCCCTCCCCCTACAAATGGGTACTGGAGGAGCTGCTGTCAGAAGCTGGGGCAACACAAAATCACAAGTTAAAACATATAATAAAAAAGCCAAAGAACTTATAGATACTTATGTGGAAACCACATTCAAGGATTCGCCCAATAAAATCAAAATAAAAAATGAACTGAATAAGAAGTTTGATGAGGGCATGATAAAACCCAATTCCGTTATCAAGAGGATAGAACACAATTTAAAAGAAACACTTTCCGATCCCAGAAAAGATTACAGAAATTGGGAAATCTATGATGATTTAGGAAAAGATTCACGATTTAAGAAAACAACAGACGAGGCCAAAACATCTTTTGATGTGGTGGAGAAACCCAGTAAGATGTGGCAATTTAGTGAAAGCCCTATCTTGAGTGGCATTGACAGAATATTTTCGGTGTTTCGTTCCAGGGGTAATCGTACTCCTCAAATGCAAAGATCGTATGAAACTTTTTCTGCGAATGTCAGGACTAACAACCATCGTGCCATTAGTTTAAGCAAGAAACTTGAAAGGGCAATTAACACAGTAGTTAAAAAAGCTGCCCGTGTTGAAAGGAAACCACTTAAAACCAGAATATTAAACGATATTCAGGAAGTAATGGTGGGAAATAAAACGGCTGATATTTTGGATATAACCATCCAGCCCGTAGTAAAAGAGGCAAGAAATTTAATTGATACATTAAGCACCCATTTACTCACTACTCGAAATTTGGATGCAACAATAAAGACAATCATTGAAAAGAACATTGGTTCCTATTTACGACAAAGCTATAAGACTTTTGAAACCAAAGGATACAAACCAACAAAGGAAGCAAGAAAAAATGCTTTTGATTACATACGGGAACAGGATTCCACTTTAACGGATGCACAGATTAACGGTGTTATAGATCATTTACTTCATAAATCACCCAATCGAAATATTTTTAATATATATGAAACTCTCCCAGCAAAGGAGAAATCCTTATTTCTTAAAAAGAAAGACATTCCTCAACAGATCAAAAATTTAATAGGAGATATAAAGGACCCAAGAGCCAACCTTATTAACACTATTAATAACCTGACCAAATGGGTGGCTTCGGATAAGTATTTCAACAGCATTAAAAAAGCAGGGGTTAATAAATATTTTTTCCCCAAACCTGAAGGACGGTTTCATGCAAAAATAGAGGGCAACAGGTTCAGTCCCTTGGATGGATGGTACACTTCACCAGAGATAGCTAATATCATCAAGGGTGTGGATGTAACAGCGATGCCAAGTGCCTGGAATTTTTATAAACCTTTTTTATTCTTAAAGGGAGTGTCCCAAACCATGAAAACTGTGTTCAATCATGTAACACAGATAAGAAATGTGGTGGGTGGTGCATGGATGACAGCCTACAATGGCATCAATCCTTTCAGTAAGACAGGTTTTAATGCGTTAAGAACCGTCATACATGACATAGCAAAATTATCCGATGAGGCTTTCATCTTAAAGTATGAAGAATATCTTCAGGCGGGAATAGTTAGAACAAGTGTAAAGGGGAGAGAGCTACAAGCCATCTTCAAGGACATAGAGGGTTTTAAGTCATTTGACAATATTGTTGGATATTTACAGGATAAAATTTTAAAAGTACCGCTAAAGATAGCCGAGAAATTCCAAGATGTCTATATGGGTGTGGATGATATTTTTAAAATTATTGTCTATGAGAATGAGTTAAGGACCTTAACCAAGGCGTTCCCCAAAACAAATATCAGTAAACTAAAACAAATGGCATCAGAGATTACGGTTAATACGATGCCGACCTATGACAAGGTTCCGACATCCATTAAAGTGGTAAGACGATTGCCCATAGGTAATTTCATTTCATTCCCTGCCGAAATCATCAGGATTTCATTTAATTCTCTCAAACAAGGATTGTATGAAATTAGAACTCCCAACTTAAAATCAAGGGGAGCAAAAAGAATAGCAGGAAATATCGCCTTTGGCACCCTGGGTGTGAAAGTATTAGTGGATCAGGCACAAGAATATTGGGGTGTAACAAAGGAAGAACGGGATGCCCTTCGAGATTATGTCGCAGAGTGGAGTAAAAACTCCAGTCTTTTAATAACAAATTTTGATCCCGATAAAGGAAAGATAGAATATATAGATTTAAGTTATACCTTTCCTTATGATATTATACAGCGACCTATCCAAGCCATCTTTAATGCCATAGCCGATGGGTCCATAGACAGCAAGGACACCAATCAAATTATAGTTGATGCCGCTTTAGGAGCGATGAATGAGTTTTTCAAGCCATTCATATCGGAATCAATTATAACTCAAAAGTTTATTGACATTAGACGAAACCAAACTTCCGAAGGACGGCAGGTATATAACCCTGAATTGCCTTTAGGCGACAGGATTATGCAAAGGTTTGTTCATGTGGCTGAAGCCATTGAACCAGGTTCGGTACCACAAATAGAGAAATTATTTAAGGCGGTAAAAGGAGAGAAAGAACCTTACGGAAAAGAATACGATTTAGGGGTAGAATTATGGGCCAATCTGGGTGGATTGAGAATAACTCAACTTAACATAGAGGAAGCATTTAATTTTAAAGTTTATCCTTTCATAGAAAATGTAAGGGATTCAGAAAGATTATTCAGAACGGTAGCCAATAATCAGAACATAGTTCCCGTTGGGGAGTATGTGGGAGCTTATATGGAGGCCGAAACAGCACGCTATCGTAATTTTTCAGAAATGTATAAGTACATACAATCCGCTTTAGAATTAGGGGGAGATAAAAGATCAATCATTACTTCTCTGCGAGATAAGGGAGTGAGCAAAAAAGTAATTAATTCATTATTCATGGGCGTGTATGTTCCTTATTATCCTAGTGATGCAACATTACTGCGAATAAAAAAATCAGGAAACATCTACCCACGAAAAGAAATAAATAAAATTTATAATTCAATTAAACGAGTTCCATTAAATGACTTCATAACATTTAATAGTAATTTAGAAAAAGGAATAATTAATGAGTAAAATATCAACCTGGAGTACAACGGCAGCGAGTAATAACTCGACAGCCCCTGATGGCTGGCCAGAGGGAATGCCTCCTAGCGGAGTAAACAACTCTGCAAGGGAGATGATGGCTCAAATCCGTGATGTCTGGAATGACAAGGATTGGTTCATCATAGGCGATCAGGACGGATCAACGACATTCACTTATTCAAGCGGCACGGCTGTAACCGTATCCGCAACAAATGTAACCACCGTTTATCACGCCAATAGAAGGGTAAAGGTCGTAGGGAGTAATACTGGTACCATCTATGGGTATATCGCTTCTTCCTCTTTTTCAACAAACACAACGATTAACTTTACTTTTGATTCTGGTAGCATTTCAGCTAGTGATGCAGCCGTGGATGTCTATGTCGGATCAAGCTATGATAATGTAGCGACTTCCAACATATCACCGACAACTGTTAGTGCGAAAACAACAATCACTTCCATAGATGCAACCAATGACTTCATGCTGATATGGGATGCAACCGATTCAGCCTTGAAGAAAGCTACAGTAGCCAATACCGTTACTCACCAGGATTTAGATTTTGAAGGTGATAGTGGATCATCATCCGTTGATTTAGATTCACAATCATTAGACATAGCAGGTGGAAGCGGAATTACAACAACAGCTTCAGGACAAACCCTGACTGTCGCAGGTGATGACGCAAGTACATCGGCAAAAGGTGTCGCTTCATTCAGCAGTGATAACTTTGCCGCTAGTTCAGGAGCCATTACCATAAAAGACGGAGGTGTAGCAAACGCTGAATTAGCTGATATGGCAGCCAATACTGTCAAAGTAAGAAATGCAAACTCTTCTGGAGTTCCTTCTGACTTGGCATTGGCAACCACCGAAATAATGATTGGTGATGGAACTGGCTTCACGGCAGCAAGTCTGTCTAGTGATGTCACCATGACAAACGCAGGAGCAGTTACAATTGCTGATAATGCAGTAACATTAGCAAAATTAGAAGATGGAACGCAAGGCGATATTTTATATTATGGTGCAAGTGGAGCACCCACCCGACTGGGAGCAGGAACATCAGGCGATGTACTGACAACTGGTGGAGCGGCAGCTAACCCTGCATGGGCTACTCCTACAACTGGCGATATAACTGGCGTAGGCGTTACTTCACCGATTACAGGTGGTGGAACGAGTGGCTCTGTTACAATAGCCATTCAGGATTCTTCAACAAGTCAAAAAGGAGCGGCAAGTTTCAGTTCAGATAATTTTGCAGCTTCATCAGGAAACATAACCATAAAAGATGCAGGTGTGGCGAATGCCGAACTCGCTGATATGGCTGCTAATACCATTAAGGTAAGAAACGCCAATTCAAGTGGAGTACCATCCGATCTCGCACTCGCTACTACAGAAATTTTAATTGGAGACGGCACAGGATTTACTGCTGCATCACTGTCAAGTGATGTAACAATGACCAATGCTGGAGCCGTTACGATAGCGGCAAACGCTGTTACCCTAGCCAAGCTCGAGGACGGTACGCAAGGGGACATCCTTTACTATGCCGCTTCAGGAGCACCAACAAGACTGGCGGCTGGAACCTCTGGCGATGTCTTAACTACTGGAGGTGGATCGGCAAATCCCGCTTGGGCAACACCGACTACAGGTGACATTACATCTGTCGTAGCAGGAACAGGTTTAAGTGGTGGAGCAACGAGTGGAGCTGCGACATTGAACTTGGCAAACACAGCCGTTACAGCAGGCTCATACACCAATTCAGACATCACAGTAGATGCACAAGGAAGATTAACGGCAGCTTCATCTGGAACATCAAGTGGAGCAACACAAGGATTTGCAATTGCGATGGCAGTTGCACTTTAAACTATAAAAAAAAAGGAGAATAAAAAGTGGCTCAAGATTTTGAAAAAGCATATAAATCGCAAGTTACAACTGCTGCCCATACATTAATTACATCCAATTCTGATGATGCGATCATTGGTATTCGCTTAACGAATATCACTTCATCTGCCATTACAGTTGATTGTTGGATTGATGTAGCAGCAGCAGGAAGTACAGCGTCAATTGTTTACTTGGCTGACGATTTAAGCATTGCACCAAAATCGAGTGTAGAGCTTATTCAAGGTGGAGCAAAAGTTGTCATTCAAAGCACAGATTTATTAAGAGTACAAGCATCAGCAGCAACATCGTGTTCAGCTTATGTAAGTTACATAGACGCAATTAGTTAAGGAGAAATAATATGGCTGAAACAAAAGACCAAAACGGAACTCTGTACATTGGTCAGGAAAGTGCCAAAGATGGAATTTTTACCCATCAGGCAACCATAGACGGAAATCATTACATAGATAGTGCTGTTGTGGCAGGAACGATTACTTTCACAGGCACAGTAACAGTAACAGGAAATTTGGTAATAGTGTGAGTACATTAAATGTAGATAAAGTAGATCCTAGTACAGGCACAGCTTTAGAAATTGGAACTTCTGGTGATACGATAACAGTACCATCAGGTGCAACTTTCAATGTCGCTGGAACTATGCAAAGTGGCGGAGTTACTGTAGCTAACACTCCTAATTTTTGGGCATATAATCCTGCAAGTCAGACTATGACAAAAGATACTGAAGTGGCGGTTATTATGGCTACGGAGGCTTTTGACTCCGCAAGTGCCTATAATACTTCTGATGGAAAGTTCACAGTTCCTGCTGGAGAAGGTGGCGTGTATTGGTTTAAAGGAGCAATCAGAATGGTTGGAACTGCTGCCATACCTACCAGAGCAACTACTTCTATTTGGGTAAACGGAGCTGTTAGTTTGGCGAATGAATTAGGTGGCACAGGGGGTCTTAACACTTACAGTTATGTGGCTGTTTATGGAATACTTAATTTGTCCGCAAGTGATTATGTTCAACTTTATTTTTATCACAATGCAAGTTCTGATATGAGCTTATCTCAAACAAGCTCTCACATGGGTGGTTTTCAAGGATTTAAATTAATAGGATAATGAAAACAATTTTTAAAGGAGGTCTAAATGGCACAGTTAAGCAGTAAAATTAGAAAATATTTGGATAGGGAAGTTGATTTCACTAAAGATGTTCGCCTTCAAGATGACGGAGATGGAGCATATATAAAAGAATGGAATGTCGCAGAAGAACAACCTACAGACGAACAGCTCAACGCATTCGAAAGCCAAGCAACAACTTTAGAATCAAACAATCAAGTTATTGCTACAAGAAAGAATTTATACGGAACACCACACGAACAACTAGAAATTTTGGTAGAGCAGGGAGTGGACAAGCTCATTGAACGCAATACTAAAATCAAGACAGACAATCCAAAGGAATAAACAATGGCAGAATTAAGAGTAAAATCAACAGGCACGATAAAGCTATTTGAGAATGATAACACAAGCAGTGTTACCATCGCCTCACCAGCAAGTCTGGGTGCTGACAGG